TTAAGGATGGATTGACGCTGAAACTACGAATAAATGTATTAAAACCATCGACCAATAAAACATGGTCGTTTAACTTTTTAGTTTCAGGATTTATTTCAATCTCATCCTTAAACTCGTAGAATCTTTTATTTAATAAGTTTCTACTTGTTTTACTCATCCGCAAACTCATCGTCTGTTGTTACATCATCAATACCAAGCTGACCTGAGTCATACTTTAGTATTAACTTTTCACAGATAGAGTCGTAGATGTATTCTTGTGTTTCCACATCGGATATAAGTGAACCGAAGTCTTTGGATTGAAACTTATGTTCTTTGTCATTTTGATCAACAAAAGTATACCATGCACCAGCTTGTTTAACTAGCTTATGGTCTTTCATTATACCTAACCAACTTCCATAATCATCAATACCTTGGTCAAAATAGAGTGGAAACTCTGCACTTCGTAAAGGTGGACCTAATCGGTTTTTAATTACTTGTGCTCTTATCTTTATACCAATAGTATTCTTTTTTGTATCTTTGATTTGTCCCATATTCTTTAAACGAATACGAGTAGAAGCATGAAAAGGAAGTGCTTTACCACCAGAAGTAGTCCAAGGATCTCCAAACATCACACCAAGTTTCTGTCTTAACTGATTAGTAAAGATTAGACACACTCTTTGACGAGCAATAAGTTGTGTAATCTTTCTCATAGCTTTAGACAAGACAATGGCTTTTGATGTAGCCCAACCATCTTTGTCGAAGTCAGCATCCATCTCTACTTTAGTTGAGGCAGCAGCTAAACTATCTACAAGTATCGTAACTAATTTGTCTTTACTAGATTCTCTTATTTTAGCAACTATTGTTTCTATTGTATCAAAAATATCTTCTATTGTTTCCAAATGAATGTATAACATACTATCGGTATCTATTCCGATTGCTTGTAGAAATTCAGCTGAAACAGCAGACTCGGTATCTATATAGACAGCAAGTCCACCTTTCTTTTGGGTAGAAGCAAGAGCGTGAGCACCAATAAGTGATTTACCACTTCCCTCTAATCCATTGATTTCTGTAATCCTACCAGCAGCTAAACCACCATGAGGTCTATTTGATATTGCTAAATCTAATAAGGTAGAACCTGTTGAAATCCAATCAGTAACATCTGTTGGTGTGTCTTGTACACCATCCAAAAAATAAGCAACTTGATGGGATTTAAATTGTTTGTTAAGTTCACCAGCTAAAACTTCAGCCAGTTCGTCTCTGTTTGACATCTATTTCTCCTAAAATAATGGGTGAGCCGGAAAAAGGAGGAAACCAGCCCACCCTACCACGCGGTTTAAGAATTAAATAACTTATCGAAATCATCTTCTACATTTGAAGAACCTTCAGTAGCAACCATCTCTGGTTCTTTTTCTGTCGTTTCTTCTGTAGAATCTGATGGATTCAAAAAGTTTGAAAGATGTTCTTTTAATTCATCGAAAGTTGGTTCATTATACAACTCTTTGATGTCTGGTTGTTCCTCTAATAACTTTTCAAGTAAATTAGAGTCATCAGAAAGTGGTGTCTGATTTGGTTTAACACGAATGGTAGTTTTACCATATTGGTTACCAGCTTCGGCAGGCGTTTGCCTTTCAACAACAATGTCACGACCATTTGTAGAATCAGAAATGTCACCATAATCTGGATCTGCTATTATAGATAATAGTTCTTGATAAACGGTTTTACCAAAACCCCAAAACTTAACACCTTCGTTTTCTTCTCCTCGTACTACGACAGGAACAAAAGTTCTCATTTTAGGTTCTATTCTCTTACCTTGAATCCACTCGTCTTTGTTACCACTACCTTTTAACTTATCAGCAAACTGCTGAACTGGATCAGGTCTACCATACGAAAGTGGTGACAATACAGTTTTATTTGGAACTAAACTATAATGAAAGAAAAGTTCACTAAAAGGATTGTTCTTGTCAAACTTGTAAGGTACGATTCTGATTTGAGATTTTCCTGGTTGAGGTTTCCAAAACGCATTTGTTTGTGTGTTCTGTAACTGATTGAGACGGCTTTTTATAGCATCTAAGTCCATGTTATTCTCCTGAATTATGTTTATTTGTTTAAGTATTATTGTTACAACAATAAATATTACTAAAGTAAAATTTGTAAGTAACCAATTTATATAATATACAAAAGTTTAATGAAAAAGTCAAGACATTTTTTTAAGTATTGTGTTAACCTTTTCTTCTAACGCACTTAACCTATCTTCTATTGTTTTAGGTTTGGTTCTGTGTGCCATAAACTGATTGTACACCATATCAATCATCCTATCTCTATCTATGATATTTGATGGAAGATTGTTTTTATTTTTCTCATACCATAATATAACATCTTTTTTCCAATTATCAAAGTCTTTTCTGGAAGAAGTTTGTATATTTAATTTTGGCATAGGTTTCAATGGTATTCTTTGTTTAATGGGTTCTGCTCGTAAGAATTTTTTAACATCTTTTATGTCTCTATATCCTACGAGAGATGTTCCTATATTAGAATTATACATCAAAGGAGTTATCCTTTGTAATCTGTTCATTCTAATTATGTTGTCGTATGTTAGTTTTGTTTTTTTGTCGTCAATAGAAAGTATCTGAATCTTTTGTTCTTTCTGAAGTGTTTTGTTTATTTCTTTTATTGACGGCTCCATTTTTTTACACCAGGCACATCCACTCCTAGTGAAAAAGTATATTGGTGATGCCATATTATAACTCGATTATTTTTAGTATCCTCGTTGGTATTTTTTGTAAACCCTCTTTATTTGAAATTAAAATCATATTTTTATATGTGTCCCATTCTACCTGATAATTTGTATCTAACACTCCATTATTAATTGTTTTAATTAATTCATTTAGTGCATTAATAGTATAGAGTGTATTTGTTATTTTCTTTCTATGTAAAGATATAGTATTATTAACAGAATTAAAATCTATTTTATCATCTTTATTTACATTGTATGTACATATTAACTCTTTTTGTTTTTCTTCATTTTGCAACACATAAATTTTATCAAACACAACCTTGAAGTTTTTCGTGATGTCACGAATTGATTGTTCAAGGTTATGTTGAGTCGTGAATGTACATAGTAATTGTGTTTTCATTATCCGTATACCTTTTTATGAGAATCTTTTAACTTATTAGCAAATTCCTTGTCCATTTGCATCTCAAACTTCATTGAGCTACCACCATATCCAACACCATCTTGTCTTATAACGATACTTGCGACATTAAACATCTCACCTTCAAGACCTGCTTTATAAGCAAGTGCTGGTGGATCTACATCTTCATTTACTACTAGATTCTCTTTAATTTTTTCAAAATCAGAAGTTCCAAATAACTCTTGCATTGTATCTGGATCTAAACTTAAATCTCCTATCGCCATAGTCTCCTCACCTTCACCAACAGATTTTAAGGGAAACTCTTTTCTAATATCTTCTAACATACCCGCTTTTAATTTAGGATTGTCAACCACTGCTCTTGTTGCACTTGCAGTGTAATCTCGTATTTGTTTTACATGAGACTGAACCCATTCTTCTTCTTTTGTTGGGGGATTACTTGTTGTCATTTTACCTGTTTTTGTATCGTAATCAGTTTTTTCAACCATAGCCATCCATACGGCTTTTGCTGATTTTCTACTTGTTGGTTTAGGTAAATCTAATCCAAATTCTTCAATGGCTTTATTAAGACTATCTCTTTCTTTACTAGAATATTGTTTTGCATCAATCTCACTACCAACGCTATCTTCATCCCATTCTCTAAATTTACCAGTAGAAGAATTCAAAAAGTTTATGTTTACATCTTTTTTAAGTGATACCTCGTCCATTATATCTTCACCGTCTTTGGTTGTTACCTTAACATACATATCCGTTGAAAAACCTTTTGAACCATTATAATCATCCCAACCCATAGCATTGACATCTTCTTCTGTATCCCAAGCAGTATTCGATATTTTGACTCCTTCACCATATTTTTTCATAATTCTGTCTCTAATAGCTTTTCTACTCTTACCAGCTGCCAGTATCCAACTTTTGTTTATTACTCTTTTACCAGGTGCTTTTAAATCAGGATTATTTTCTATCGTTGCCTTCTCGTGGTCTAACATAGAGTTTTGTAAACTCTCCCATTCATCATCACTCATAGAAGTTGCCATCATGGTTAATACTTCACCTGCTTGTGCTGATATTGCACCAGCTCCGCCTTTTGAAATCAAAGTAGATATTTCAGGTTTAGTACCAACTCTTTTACTGTTCATCATTCTACTTATTAACTTTACATATTTTTTTGGAAACTTACCTTTGTTTAACTCTTCAGATATTTCAAATTTAGGTGGTGGTTCTCCTATCTCCAAATCATTCTTAAATTCATCATCATCTGGCTCAATATCTTCTGTAAATGTTTCTGTCTCAGATGAATTTACTTTCTTTAAAGTTTTGTTTTTTCCGTTGATAATTCTTTCCTTTTGTTGAGATTGAATATCATTGTCATCTTTACTAACCAATCCTTTTTCTATATCACCAAACTCTTGTGGTGTAACTTTCTGCCCACTTGGTTTTTCTTTTTTCTTTTCGTCATCTTTTTTATCTACCTCTTCATAATCACCACCTTCGATAGCATCATCCCTTGATTCTTTTGATTTAAATGCAACAACTTTACCAGTGTCTTTTTTCTTTGCCGTAAATGTCTCCTCTTGTTCTAAAGCTAAAATTACACTATCAATTATATCTTTATCAATACCTTTTGCGAAACATATTTCTTTTAACAAAACCAAATGATAATCGTTTTTAGGATTAGGTATCCCATTTGGAACTATTCGTCTCCACTCTATAAAAAGTTTATCTAAACTAAAAGGCATAATCTTTTAATGTTCCGTAGGTGTTTCCAACTTTCGTGTGTATAATGAAATCATCTTGTTGTAAGATTTTCTGAATATCATATATTGTTTCCTTACCATCTTCCTTAGAATAGTCAAACAGAAAGCTGTCGTAGTTGTAATGAACTATGTTTGTTTTCTTTGTTAATAAATATGTGTGTAATTTATTTAAGATACTAACATTACGCTCAGTTTCATAAGACTGAATGTAGTAGTTAAATAACTTTTGAGCATTTAGGTCACCTAAATTATCTCGTTTCATTGGTCGTTTATAAATATGTGATAAAATATGATTCCGAGTCATATATTCGTCATAGAAAACTTTCACTAAGTTTTCAACTCCTCTGAAGAACTCGCTCATTTTAGCAATATCTTTTCTTACACCACCATATAAGTTTTTGAATGTAATGTTTTTTGCTTCGTCTTTAGTTACACCGAGGTCTTCTGCTAACTTATCGTATACTGAGTCTTTACCAAAATCATAGTCAATCAGCTTGGCAATCAACCTTGGGTGATAAGACTCAAAATCAAATTCTACAAATATATCGTTAAGTGGAGAGAATGCCTTTCTCATATCAGGTGTTAGAGCAGCAAAGTTCAGATTATGTATTGAGTTGGATGGTCTTGATGTAGTTGTAAAAAAATTATAATTTTGATATATCTTTTTTTTATGAATATATTTTAACATATGGTCACCAAATATCTGAGTAAAATCTGTATTCACTCCAATACCATTTAACTCTAATTCACCAAAAGCTGTTTTGAAATCATCGTGGAACTTTTTTAGTTTTTTGAAATCAACCATATTGGTATAATGTGGTACATTCTCACACAATTGTTCTATCATCTTGTCTAATGGATAATAATATGTGAAATCATCTTGGTCGTAAAAGTTATCCCATTGTATATGGTCGAGTGGTTTATTAGTCATCCAATAATTTAGAATGTCAGCACAATATTGTGGACGACCAGCAAAATCAACGGCATGACCAGCTTTCCAATCATCAATCAACATCCCCTCGTCTGCTGGGTAATCTATATCAACAGTCATCTTCTCATAATGATTAGCATAAACTAACTTATGTTCTATAACATCGTAAGCTAAAACTAAGTCATTTAACGGGTGAGATTTAG